CAGCTCCAACGGCAACATGGTTGTGTGTGCGACTGGCGAATTTTGTGAGCTTGGCTCTTCAAGTGCGTCAACTGACATTCAGTGCCCCGCAGGAACCTACTCGCAATACACGACGGCCATGTCTGAGCAAGACTGTCTGCCCTGCACACCCGGCTACTTCTGCATCAAGGCTGCTTCTTCGCAGAGATCTACCTGCCCAGCTGGTCACTACTGTCCTCTCGGCACCCGATCAGGCACTCAGTACCCCTGCCCACAAGGTACCTACAGCACTGCGACCGGACTTGCAGATGTCAATCAATGCACGGCTTGCGGTGTCGGCAAATACTGCCCAAGCACTGCTATGAGTGCGCCCACCACATGCGCCGCCGGATACTACAATGACTACAATGTGAACGCTTACTATTGTGACATGTGCCCCGCTGGCCACACTTGCGCCTAAACTGACGCGCATCCTGTTCCTTGCGAAGAGGGCTATTACTCAGATAGAGGAGCCACCACTACCTGCACTAGATGCCCTCTCGGTCATTACTGTGCTGTTAAAGGCACGACCAAGATCTAGATGCTTTCTCAGAAATGTCCTCAAGGTACTTTCTGCTCTGCAACTGTCAACTCAGTTGTGGGAGGTCTCGCCACCTACCCCAACAGGAACTCTCAGTCAACTACAGGCGGCAACGCTTGCAGACAGTACTACTACTGTCCTGAGGGAACTGCCACCGAGATTGCCATCTCGACTCTTGGCTACGACACGATCCTCATTGAGGGTGCTGGCTACTCAAGTGACGGTATTATGACACCTGCTGGTTACGTCAGCCAAGACATGACCGTGTGCCCAGCTGGCTACTATTGCCCTGCTGGTACACGCTCGACAACCTACGCAGTCCCATGCCCCAAGGGAACTTACAGAGATACCACCATGGGTATGGATGTGAGCGACTGTGGTCTATGTCCCGCCGGTTACTACTGTGGCGCTGTTGCCACTTCGGCACCAGTTATCTGCCCCACTGGTAAGTTCTGCCCCGAGGGTGTCGAAGTTCCGTCTGACTGTCCCCTCGGTACTTACAACACGCAAACCGGCAGGAAAGAGTCCCGCGAGTGCACTTTCTGCGATGCTGGCTACTACTGCCCCATTTTGGGTATGTCAGCCGTCGACACGACTAATAATGCGTGCGATGCTGGTTTCGTCTGCTATGGTGGCGCTTACAGACCCGAGCCAACTGATACGACTACAGGTGATATTTGCCCAGCTGGTGCCTACTGTGATGCCACTGGTCTCAATTACTGTACTGCTGGTAACATTGGTATCTTCTAGGGCGCTTACAGTTCAAGTGCGTGTGCTGCTTGTGAGAAGGGCTATTACTGTTTCGGTGGTAACACTGGTGCAGTGACGTGCCCAGCAGGTTACTTCTGCCCAGAAGGTTCAGCTCTTTACGATCAAACCTCGCAGAAGCCCCCAGCAGGTTACTACAACATCGCTGGTTAGGAGGCTGCCATTTCTTGCGCTCTTGGTACTTTCACGAAAGTAGCTGGTCAATCCTCGTGCACCAACTGTGAGCAAGGTTTCTGGTGTCGCACGATCGCGCTCGCAGACCCCGACACTGATGCTATCTGCCCTGCAGGTTTCTACTGCCCTTCACTTGATTACATCACGACGACCTTGTCAGAGCCTTACCACAGAAAGATGTGCCCAGCTGGTACTTACCAGGCTGGTGTCTCAATGACCAGTGATTCTGACTGTCTGGCTTGCCCGGCAGGTAAAGCTTGTGAGATCAAGGGTGACGGAACTGCAGCTTCATCTCTTCAGGATTGTGCTGCCGGCTTCTTCTGTGCTTCAGGAGCTTCCACCAGGTACCCCAAGGACCTCGTTACTGGTTAATACGGTCCTTGCCCCGTTGGCCACTGGTG